GCAATCTTGGCAGAACATGATGAAAAGTACAGCGTAGAATTTAGAACGGGGACGAGGCGGGGTATATATAGTCGACAGAGTGTCTCTGTCTCCGTTGGTCCTATATAACATTAAAAAGGACCAACGGAGACAGCTGAGTAATCAGCTGTATTATGTCATTCAAATTTCAAGCACGCTATGTCCTCCTCACTTACGCACAATGTGGAGATCTCGACCCATGGGTTGTGTCTAACCATTTGTCGTCGCTGGGAGCTGAGTGCATCATTGGCAGAGAGAATCACTCTGATGGAGGAATTCACCTCCATGCTTTTGTCGACTTCGGAAAACGATTCAGTACGCGGAACGTCCAAAAATTCGATGTGGGAGGATGCCATCCAAACATTGAGCCTAGCAAGGGGCGCCCTTGGGCTGGATATGATTATGCAATCAAAGATGGCGATGTTGTTGCTGGAGGATTGGAGCGACCCGACGAGGCAGGCGGAAACAAGCTACCAGCAAATGCTGAGAGATGGGCTCAAATTGTGGCTGCAGAGACTCGAGAGGAGTTTTGGCGACTACTTGCGGAGTTGGACCCTAGTGCGATGGTACGATCCTTCACTCAGTGCCGAGCATACGCTGAACACCGATATCGCGCTGTTCGGGAGGCCTACCGCACTCCGCCAGGAATTGTGGTCGAAGGAGAACGATTGGCAGAGCTCGGTCAATGGGTTGAAAGTAATCTTGGAGGACATTCAGGAGGAGGTAGGTGACGCTGCGCTAGCAGTTCATAGTCTTGGGATGCAGATGAGGATTCATGTTGACTTACGCCTCCTCGACGGGGCAGCAACACCTCCGCTGCGCTCCGGACTACCCCGCTCGTCGTCTTACCGACCGATATACTAACAAGAAATAGTGCGAAAAAAAAGTCTGATCTTGTACGGTCCATCCAGGATGGGTAAGACATTGTGGGCGCGGTCATTAGGCAACCACGCTTACTTTGGAGGCCTCTTTTCAATGGACGAGCCTCTTGATGACGTGGCTTATGCAGTGTTCGATGACTTTGGTGGGTTGAAATTCCTACCAACCTACAAATTCTGGCTTGGGCACCAAAAGGAATTCTACGTCACAGACAAGTACAAGGGTAAACAACTAGTGCAGTGGGGCAAACCAGCAATATGGCTGAATAATGTGGACCCCAGGGAGGAACAAGGCATACGGGACGATGAAATTGAGTGGCTGAACGCCAATTGTGATTTTATTAGACTTGACAGAGAACTTATTTCTCATGCCAATATAGAGTAGCGTTAGCGCGCCAAAGAGCGCTCCAATCATCAACAGCACCTCCAACATTCTGAAAAAAATCCACAACAAACACATCTCCCATTCCCTTCAAACCAGTACTGGCAAAAGAACCACTGGTTTTGCTGTCGCCTGACTCATCATCATTGTAAATAAATGTCTTTTCAAATGGAAAATATTGTCGGAAGGAGTGTGAGTGGGCCTCATCATTGCCAGAACGTAATATCCGAATACGATCGGAGTGGAGTTTGACTCTATTTTTATCCACCTTAGCGGTGAAAAAAGTGGTCCAGTCCTGATCCTGTGCACCCTCAAAAAGAGAAATCGCAAGATCGTCCAATCGCGTGGTCTCCATTGGCCTGGTCAACCGACGAACATTATTGACGAGAATAGAAGTAGAGTCGCCATCCTGGAAACCTTTGGTTTCAAAGACAATGCGACGCCACCGTAACTGAGCACCAGTACCGACATCAATCTGTACCTGCTCACGTAATCCCTTCTGATAAACTTGGGAAGCATTGCGACGATTAGACTGGGTGGAGAAGCTAAGTGGCCGTGCAGTAGCACACCACAAAAAAGCACTAGTGCCAAAGTCTATGACACCCCAGTTTTGATTCGTAGTAGGGTTAAGCGGAATCATGCTGTCACGCTTCTTGGTAGCCGTCATGTTGATTATTCGTCTTCGAGACATTCTTCCTTTAGCGTAGCGACGTCGTCGGAAAGTAGTGCGAGACTTGCGATAATTGCGTCGAGCATACTTGCGAGATGGGCGAGATCGATATCTTCGCACGTAGCGTTTAAGGCGAGACGGCATTTTGCGCAATGGCGTTGGGTGGCTTGCTCAAGCTGACGTGGACTTGATTTGCAATCACAAGGGAGAGACCGGCCGTGGTGGTGATCGGAATCGTAATTATGTAAGCTGCACATGCAATCTTGGCAGAACATGATGAAAAGTACAGCGTAGAATTTAGAACGGGGACGAGGCGGGGTATATATAGTCGACAGAGTGTCTCTGTCTCCGTTGGTCCTATATAACATTAAAAAGGAC